TTATCAAAGAATGTTTTCATTAACTTAGAGCGCATAACACGAGACTCACCTGCCATAAAATTTGTAAAGCCTTCTGCTGAGAAAAATCCAGCTTTTTTAACACCCATTAAATCATCGGCGTGCGCATCTGATACACTTACAGCTAAGCCTTGAAATAACGTTTGATACGCATCAGCTGTCTCTCTATCACCAGTCTGCAAAGCTACTTTATATTGATTATATATTTCGCTACTTGTCATCACAGATGTTGTACCCGCTTCACCAGCAGCACCGTTAAGAAACAGTTGAACAATTGGTGCGTGTTCCGACTCATCAAACCTACCAGATGCCTCTGTTAAAGCTACCATTGCTTTTGTAATATTAGCAGCTTCTTGGGGGCTTGCAGCCATCGAAGCAAACTGATAGTTTAATCCTTGTGCACGCTCAGCTTTTGTTGCATTTGCATCAGTAACCATGTTGTAACCACGCTGAGCCACTGCAGATGGTGTGTTGCTGCTTAAAACTGCATTCAAGTGCGCGGAGGAACTCTCTACATCATTAGCACTCCATGGTACATTCGTTCCGTTAAACAATGGCATATCTTTGTAGCCTAAGTCTCTTAACAACTTTGATTGCTCTGTAACATCTGGTGTTAACAAACCTAAAACACGAGTATCGCCGTCCTGTAACCCTTTGTGAATTTTTAAAGTTATTGTATTAACGTACTGACGTAGCTTACCCGCATCATCAGGTCTTACATCTGGAAGTAAGTCATCATCTAATACATACTTAGGTAACTCTGCTTTCATCTTTGCAGTCTGCAACGCAGTCAACAATTCTTGTCTAAACGGGCTTGACACAATTTCTTCACCTGAAGCAGTAACAACCTGTCTTGGCTCAAAAAACTTAGCTATTCTAGCTGCTGATACATACTTTTCTATATCCGAATCTAAAAGATGTGTTGGATCAATGTTCATCAAACTATCAACAGTAGCTGCTGATGCGGCAATCATACTTTCAATAGTTGACGCTTGACCAAGTGTATTAAAAAATGTATTTGATGTTTGATCTAGCGCAGCTTTATTTTGTTCCTGTAGTAGCTTATTACCGTCTTTTGTTAAATCTTCAATTCTTTTTTCAGCAGCAGCAGTAATAGATTTGCGATCAGCTTCATTAACAAATTCTAGCTGATCCCCATACTGCTCCACACCCTTTGTTGCAAAGTGATTAAGTTCGTCAACGCTGCGAGAGTTTTCAATGTTGTGTATAAAAAGTTGAGTAGCCATACCGCTAGCATCCCCCTGAAAAGCAGTTACTGCAGATTCAGATGTAAACGCACCCAGTGCTTCGTGATTACCTACAGCAGTAATACCCATTAAGGTATTATCGAATGTTGTAGTATCCATAGTTTTATCAAGGTTGTTCTGCATTGCTTGATGCAACCCCTGACTAGCATCGCTCCGAGCTGTTTTAACAATGTTCTTTAACTGAAGGTGCGGTTTTAAAGCACGATTTTTAAGACTTGCTCCATGATACTTTTCAACAGCAGTGTCCATGTAACCATTAGCTTGATAATACGTTGGATCTGATACCGCCCCACCTGAATAATTTAATGTGAAATTACTGCTTGTTGGATCAAGTGCTTTAAACGCAGATTCTGCTGCAGCAATGTCTTCTTCGTTTTCAGTCACATACGCGTCTTGCAAGGCTGCAACACTTGACTCAACACTCATGTTATAACGACTAATACCAGTGTCTGCTATAGACTTATCAACAGCTCCTTGTTTCTTTGCAATTGCAGCCTGTGCGCGAGCTTGCTCTGTTTGCTCACGTACACGGTTTCTAGCTAGGTCACCGCCTACCGAACCTATTGCCTGCGCAGTATCTTTAAGAGCGCCCGACACCGCCGATAACGGAGACTTAAATGTTTGTTGATATCCAAAAACAGAAGCATCTGCCTTCTGTTGTTCTACAACCCCTGTTTTTACTTTAATTGCCATATTATGAGAATCCGAATGATTTAATTCCTGCTGATTTATTTGCAGACAGTGCTGAGCTTGTTGCACTGACACCGCCAGCAACGCCGCCAAGTGCAGATGCAACACCTGCAGTCTTTGTTACACGTGCCTGATTCATTAAGTTATTAGACTCGTTTTGAGAACCAAATATTATGTTGCGAGCATTTGTCTCACCACGCTGATGATAAAGTTTACCCATACGTGTGTGCTCATTTGCTTGCAAGAACCCAGACAAGCTATTATCTGAAATGTCACTAGCTACGGCTATTTGCTGCTCGTACGCATCATCTTCTAGTGAGTCCATATACGAATTAAATGTGCCGCCATAACCAAACTTAACCTCAATACCTGCTAGGTCTTGTTGAGTCTTCTTTGTAAAGGCTGCTTGCTGACGCTCAGCATCCTCCATTTCTCGGTCACGATTTGCTAAAACAACTAAACGCTCGTGATCCTGTTGCTGTTGTTGCCCCTGCGCATTGTTGCGTTCGATTGCAGCATTATACTCACCTTGGAGCCGTACAGCCTTTGCATTAGCCTCTAAAGCCTGAGCTTCTTGGCGTGATGCCATGTAACCAACATATGTTGATGCAGCGGATGCTGCCATTACGATAAAAGGTATTGCTACAGCCATATTAGTTTAAATCTGTTTTTGTTACAAGTGACGCAATAGTAAGCGGATATGGTTCACTCTGCTCAATATCTATAATTTTTTCAACCCCAAAGTAAGAACCTCTAAGTGGTTTTTCTTTATCAAAGCCTGTGTAGCTAGATTGGAGTATGTTAACCGAAGTGTAATTTACAAATGCTTTTAAATTTAATGAGTCCGAGCTTACCAAATTATTTCCTGCAGAATCTGCAATATTTGTTGTGTACACCGAAGGATCTGATGGTGCTTTAACTGCTGGTGATACAAAATTTGGTAGTGTTATTAACTCCGTGTTGCCATCAACACCTACCTCGTAACGAACAGAATCTATTACATAAGCTTTTGATGATATAACGCGAACATTATCTGATCCATACGCTGGCTTATTTGAGCCATCCCATGTTGGGTACATAGGTTGTAAAGCACCATCGTATTTAAATCCAACAACCCAACGCTCGTTGTCACCAATCAAAACAGTTACCGCAACAGCCCCATTAGTTATGGTAAACTTACCTAAGTAAACACCTCCAAAAATTACATCTACTTGCAACCCATCCTGAAAAACAAACCTGTTTGAAAGGTTAATTGTGTATGTTTTTGAAGCCACATTGTAATTAGAATCACTTGGGTTAGCTAACCCTGTCTCAGCGCTATCTAAATAAACGGTTGGCTCGGTTGCCTCTTTTGATGTAGATGACAACACTTCGTGCTGTACAACACCCGACCTGTTAATAATAGCATACACCTGATCCAAACCTGATCCATAACCCTGTCTGACCACGCCCAAGTCTAGTATAGTTGCGCCTGACAACTCAAGTTTAGACCATGCGTAATACTCCTCTTGTCTTTGGTATGTTAACACATACACAACACCTGATTTTGTTAAGCAGTAGATGCGAGGTTGGGGTGTCTCCTCTACAGCTACTCGTACTATATTGTCCTCGACAAACGTTGGATAAATAAACTTTGATAGGTCATTGGCGTTATCTCGTTGTATGTTACCATCATACTTATACTCAAGAAGTTGATTCTGCGAGTTATTAGTAAAAAATATTGATGTGCCAACCATAGTTGCTTCATCGTTACAATTTAATTCATCAACTAATTCAAAACGAACGGTTTTTGGGCTAACAGCTGCCTCATACTGATTAATCAACAACTTAAATATACCTCTAGTTGTTCCAACAATTAAGTCTTTAGCTGCAATAACCCAACGAACAGATGAGTTTACATTTGATAGCGGGTAAGATATTGCGTTTGTATCTAAAACTGTTCCGTCATCTTCAGTTGATGCAAATGAATCTTCGTCGTCTAACTTACTAAAAAATATGTAGTTTGGATTTGCTGGTGTACCACCAAAAACACGACGACGCTCAAAGCCTGCTACATCTGATGGAAAATTATTAGTGTACCACGCGCCTAAACTAAATTTTTGAAACCTACCTGAGTTTTCAAACTTGCCTGTAGAGGGATTTCTTGGCACGGGACTTTTTAGTCGAGCACGAACTAATGTATCTGAAGTTCGCTCTAAAATCTTCATGTACACAGAACCCGATGGCATTACACCGCGCAAATGTCTATTAGGTGCAGTAGTCGCTGTAAAGATACCAGTAGTGGCTTTAAGGGTTACATCATTAGCAATCTCCACCACATTTACCTGACCTGCTGGTTGAATAAGATTTGCAGCCACACCACCAAGTGAAGCTGAGTGAACTGCATCTCCAGCATCGCTAACCTTATGAACATCAAACTCCTGTGCTGTTGATAGATTACCAACTATATCAGCTGCACTATAAAGGCTTAAGTTCTTAAATCTACCACCAGTCCATGAAAATGTTCTGTTACCACCTGGAGTTGGTCTTACTATTCCTGAATCATATGCAACTCCTGCGCCACTAGTGTAGTCAAATTTTGGCAACTGAATATCCACGCTCATCGGTCCATAAGATTCATACACAGAACCAGACTCATAGAATCCAGCCGCATTAACTGCATGCGTTTTTCCAGTTGAGTTTGCAAAACCTATGGGGTTTTGGTTTGAACTGCCGTCACCAGCAATTCCAGTCCAAGCTGTGCTGCGAGCAAAGTCTACAGGGTGCGCTTCATTACCTAGGTATTCGCCAATTCTAACCCAACGAGTCATTTGACTACTACTATCAATAATTACATTGTCTGATGAATTTTCTGGCGCAACACGAATGTACGACCCAATTTGTGATGCATCAAAAACATCTGTATCTACGCGCAAGTGTACCTCACCGTCTGGTACATCTTCATTTTCTAAAGCAACTTCTTCATTTGAATCATTAGCTGTAATCTTATTGTCGAGCAGATAAAACAGCGCCCCCGAGTCAGTAATGTCTGTTACAAAATCAACTTGGTCTACATACACAACTTTTTCTGTTGGACCCGTTACTTCTGGGTAGTGTTCTGCTGTATCAACAACTTTTCCTAACAACCAAATATCATTTACATTATACTCAACATACCAACTCTTTGAAAACGTGTTAACTAACTTACCGTTAGCTGTACTAATGTAGTCATAGTATATAGCTTGAAAATCTGCCTGATCACTTTCAACTTTTGCCACTTCTTCGCCCTGAATAACATCAATGCGTGTCTGTGTTTCTTCTTCCTGCAAAACTGGTTCAATAAATGTGTCTAACTCATAAAAATAAGATACACCACTTATAACTTCAAACTTGCGAGGTCTGTGGTTAGGGTGGCATATGTAAACAACACTTGTTTCAGAACTAAAACGTAAATCATTTAGCTGAGCTGCAGTGTACGGTATATTATTCCACTCAAAGGCTATAGTGCCATCTGTGTTAAAAACACGGAGTTTTTTGTCTGTAAATACAAGACGATAAGATTCATCTTTGCCCACTGTTAAGTGGACTTGTCTAAACTGCGTACCTGACTCATCCTGATCTACATACTGTAGCTGGAACCCCTGCCGAAAGCTAGTAGGTCCCTGAAGAGATGGTAAAAAGTTTGTAAGTTTACGACACGAATTAGCGACGCGATCAATGTCCGTTCTACCCGATAAATTATCAGTGATTAAACCACCAGAAAAATTTGTAGTAACATTACTGTATCGTGCCATATGTCTGTTGCGTACCTAATATCCTAGACGTCGAATCATCTATTGAGGCTTGAGGTGGTCCTTGTCTTGCCTCCACTACCCGTGCACGGCGAAGGGCGGTTACGTACTGCTGAAAAAGTATTTCGTGTCTAGTTTCAGAACCTGACAACTCAATACTCAATGCTTGGGCAATATGTAGAACAACAAGACGATTTAAAAAAGGTGGTAGGGTTGTTGCAGCTGATGATAAGTCTGGTACAAACGTAAAGTAGATACTTATGGTTGGCTCGTTTGCAAATAGCTGCCCCTGCTCAATAACATAGTCAGAAATCTTATAAAATTGTGTTGGGTGCTCTAGGCAATGTAACGTGTTAAAATTAGACGGTAGAGTAAAAGAATACTCGTAAGGTCTATTAGTAAGGGGTGTTGAATTAGTAGCTGTTAGTTCAGCTCTTTGTGTATTAAAGTTAAATCTGTTTTCAGAAAATATTTCTAAAATTGCGTCTAAATACGCCTGATTAGTAATCTGGTACGTAGTGCTTGTGGTGTCAGTTGCATCCAAAAAATAACTGCCTACTTTGCGCAGAGCAGCATTCATGATGTTTAGCTTTGTGGGCGTAATCGGCATATAAAAAGGGAGTAGCCCCCCCCGAATTTACAGGGGAGGCTACGAATTGAATTACTCGACGCAGCGGATTTCGCCAGAAACTTCACCCCACATACGAGAAGCTTCTGCACAAAGCTTGTAGTATACGTAAGGGATGTTCTTCTTAGCAGGAACACGCCACAGATCACCCTTAAGGGCTGTGCCAATAGAAAGCTTAAGAGCTTTCGGTGTAGAAACGATAACACGACGCTCATCTCCAGCAGCACCAGTAGATAATGGTAGACGCTCAGTGTGGATGAAGCGGAAGCCCATGAATGTAGTCACGCTACCTTCAGCAAGTGCCTTGCGGACTGCGAAGTCAGAGCTAACAACTTCAGTAATACCGAGTAGATCATCAAGCTGTTTCGCAGAAAGGAAGCAGTTGATAACTTCATCTTGGTCGATTGCGTGCAAGCGAAGCATGGTAGTACGTACCGCGCGAAGCTTAGCAAGAGTAAGACCAGAATTAGCTGCTCCATAATCAGCACCAACACAGAAACCTTCAGTCTCTCCAGTAGCTTTTTCGAAGTCACCTGCAGTAGTAATATCACCAGCAGACTTAGCACCCACAATGACCTTACTTTGACCTTCAAGAGCTGAACCAGCTACGAAGGTACGAGTAGTTCCACCAGATTTGCCAGTATAAGCTTCTCCGAAGAACTTGTCGATGATAATGTCATCAAGCTTACGCTTGCCAGAAGCAAGAAGTGCTTGAGTGTAAGCATTCATTGGATCAGTTATCACACGCTTAAGGTCCTTCTCGTCGATATACTTACCGAGTTCGTAGTCCTTAAGACCGATGCGACGACGATCATGAACGATTTCACTGTTAGGATTGTCACCATAACGAGTAGCATCCTCAGTCATCGCTTCGGCTGTGCCGACACGGTCAAAGTATTGGAACTCTTCGTTTTGAGTTTCTTGTTCGAAAAACGGCTGTAGTTTAGACTCACTTTGTTGGAAGGCTTGTTCGAAACCTTCTTTGTAAGCCTGCACATATGCAGCGTTGATTGTTGTTCCCCCAGCAGGAGAACCAGTTTGTCCCATATAGGTAGGGTCAGAATATGCCATAATAAATAATAATTAAGATTAAAGTTAAATTAAGAATTTGCTTTTCGATGAGCTACCCTCACGGACTCGTCTGGTTTTACGAAACCAACGGCTTTCTAAAGCTGCATCTGGACCCAAAAAGGGCTACCCAGTATGTTCTAGATAGCCCAGTAAAAGGGTGTTGTCAAGTATTTTTAATTCTACCCGTACAGCTGCGAGTAAAGCTGCGCACGCTTGTCAAGGATTTGTTGCCGTTTTGTACGATCCGACATAGGTAGCGATGACGGATCTGATAGAATCAAATCTGCCTGTGACGCGTCTAAGTCTTGAATCTGCGCACGAATGCCTTGAACAGAGTTTTCACCAAAAGCTGATGGAGTATTGCTGCCCGAAGGTGGTAACGTATCTCCCATAGTCTGAGACAACTTATGAAACAACTTCATTGTTGCTGGGTGATTGGATACAATCGGGTCTTCAGCTAACTCCTTAAGTTCAGGGATTTCTTGCGATAGTGCAGCAAACGCTTCTGAACTACTTCTCATATTAACATCAAAATCATCCTTCCAATCTAGCTGTAAGGATGTTTTAAAATCTTTTANTGTACCAGAGTGGTGTTCTGCTACATTCTGATTACCTTCTGCGTATAGCTGACCGTAGCGACCATAAAGCTGATCAAACTGTTGTTGCGTCAACCCCAACTGACCTGCAAAATCAACAAGTTCTTGAACTGTGTCATCATCAAACTGTGGTGACTCAACGCCTTCAAGGCTGTCTGGTAGCTGTATTTCATCTGGTACTGTATACTCATCATTCTCTGGGCGTAAGTTACCATAAAAATCCTCCCACTGTTCTTCACCCCAATCTGCTTGCGGTGCTTCCAGACGTTTTTTACCTAAAGCACTCTGTGCATTTAGCATCTGATTTGCAAGCGACGTAAAATTTGTTGTCTCTTGCAAAGCTTTTGCACCGCGTACATCTTCTGGTAATGTATCAACAAACTGTCTATACATGTCTTCGTTACCAAAATCTACACTTGGTGCAGACTCTGTGACGTTACTCTCGGCTTGGACGGGTTCATCTATTAACCCGCTACCCAAACCCACTGTAGTTTCTTCACTCATCGTTTTGGTTTTCTTGTTCTATTTTACTTATTAGCTGCTGAGGATCATCCTCAGCTAGTAGATTCAAAAAGCTCATTGCCAGACGGCGTCGTCCCTCACTCTCACGAAGCTTAGCTTCATCGCTGTGAAATACTGGCTTGGTCACATGACACTCTCGTAGGAGGACAGCAAAAAACCGAACACCTTCTTGGGTATTAAGTATCTGGGTTAAATCCTCCTTAAGCCGAGCTTTCTTACGAAGCCGCTTAAGGTTCATTACGTTTAGATTCATTCTATATGTTTAAAAGCTGACCAACCCCTTCTGGGTCTATCGACTTAGCTTGTGCTATATCTTTCATTGCGCCCCCAAGTTGTGGGGCTGCTTGTGCTGCTGCCATCATCTGTTGATCCTCGGCAGCACCTTGTTTCATGTCTTGTAACTCTTGCTCCGAACGAATTATTGATGGTGATACGTTACGGTAACGAGCATAATCCTCAAACAGCTGACGCTCATTAAGTGCCTCCATAAGCTCGGGCTTAACCTGAGCTAATGGTGCTATGTCACGCATAAACGCACTCATGTCAGCAATTCTTGTAGAATATTGTGATTGTGCTGCTGGACTTGCATACGCAATTTCGAGTTCAACCCCACTCATCGAGGCAGGTGCTTCTGGTAAATCACCAGCACGCTCCAACATCTCATAGGTAATTTCAATTGCTGGTCCAATATACTCAGACTCCATTCGATTAATAAGCGGAGCCAACTGGTTTAACATCTGACCGCGTGTGTCTTGAATCTCTGTTACGCTTTGACGCTCCTTCTTTTCTTGACGTATAATCTGATCAACAAAGAATGAGCGATTAATTGTATCACGGTACATGCGAATCATATCCATCATGTACTGCGGTTGATTACCTGCCATGATTGGCGAAGGTTTCTCACTTCCTGCCTCATGAAACACAACCTGACGAGAGCCATACTTCATTGGAAGCATGATGCTGTCTTCTTCAGCTGTTAACGTTGGGAAGTTTAAATACTCGGATGAAATCAACACTTCCTTGACCATCTTATTGAGCACACGAATCTGAGACAAGCAAGTAAATGCTGGTCCACGCCCGTACACCTCATCCGCTAACTTAGACCACCGAGGTACTAAGAAAGTAAAATAACTTGACCCATCTACCTGTAATGGCTCTTTAAGTGATGGTGACCAATAAGTGACCGTGTAAGCGCGCTCTGGTCCAATACGACCACCCTTCTTTGCTCGTTTGTCTGTGTTCGGCTGAATTGTATATATAAGCTCATACTTAGAACTAACCCCACGTTTCTCATCAAAGCCTTTCATATCCGCAACCTTCGGAAACATCTGCAATAGCTGACGCGCGGTTTTATAGCACCGATAAAATACAGTATCAACACGTCCGTGCGAATCAACATCAAAAAATGTATCTGCTAGTGGGCGCGTACGAAAATTAACAACGCCTTCCTGATACGATACCTGTACAGGCGACGTACCATATGCACCAATATCTAAGAAGCATTCGTGTGACGCAGAATAAAACTGAGACTCAGGAAGCGCCAGTTCGTGCATTATACGGTCAGAAACTTTTTGTAGGTACGAAAGCTCTTGTTGGTTTAACTCAGCTGTCGGAACGTTCTTTGCTCGCAGATACATCCAACGATCTGACTTCGGAATCATATTCGAAGCCAGACCATTGGCAAACATCTGATTACACCAGACGGCAGTGTCGTCAAAGATCTCTCGCGAGTCATCTTCTTTTCGAGTTGTGTTGTGGTGATCAAACTCGTTTGAGTTCGGACGCACGTACCGTTGAGAGTCTTTAAACATGTGGTCGAGATTCGACCGCAGTAATTTTAACTCTTCATATCTCTGGCGTAATTCATTCATTAAGTAATTACGTAAAGCTTTTTATTGCTCTACTATATTTTACTACACGTTTGAGCCGTAGCCCATGCCTGAACCACTAGATCCACCTTTTGCTTTACGTTGCTTTTTACGAGCAATTTGACCAGATGCAGCAACCACCCGAGATGGTGACTTAACACTAGCCGCGGAAAGACCTCTTGGACCCTTCATCGGCTGACGTATTCTCGAAGCAGGGGGTGGTGGAGGTGGGGGTGGTGGAGGTGGTGGTGGTGGAGGTGGTGGAGGTGGTGGTGGTGATTTGCTGCCGCCCATAATTTGTAAGTCTTTCTAATCTATTCCAGTTATAATATTTAATTGTATCTGGAGTGTCCAGACCCATACTTCGATACCTAGCAAATGCTACGGTGTCAAGTTTATATGGAGCAAATTCCATAAACTTGGCTATTACGTCTTCTCCACCGCGTGCTGCAGCATACAAAACATACCAGTAATAACCGCGCTCTTCGGTGTAAGCAAGCTCCGCTAAAAGCAAAAGCTTTGGAGTACTAAAGACATATCGCTCCGCAGGCGGTCGATAATTTAAATATTGATCTAAAAGCTCAATAAAGTCTAAGCCCTTTGCGTGATACCTTATTACTGCTTCATCAAGAAGAGATATCTGTTCGCTACCATTTAACTGCTGCGACGTCATATGTTGTTTTTTGTTTTTTGTTGTCCATCTTTGGCTGCTTTAAACCAACAGCCAATGTTCTAAATGCGTCTGCTCCGTGAGAACTTGAGTCGTGCACAGGTGATTTACGAAACACACCACGACTAGAATCAAACTCCTTGTGGTAGCCCTTCAATGCTTCAAGCCCACGAGCGCAATCGTTTCTAGCAAACCAGCAACGAGGTAGTATTGCACGAACCGCGTCGATGCCGTCAATGATTGGTAGCTTCTTTACCGTGGTAAACTTTAGCCCCATGCTTCTCGCTATCTCTAACCTACTCTTACCCGTCCCTAATTCACGTACCTTAATATCATGGGGCGCGTAATGTTTACCGTACATAATGTCCCGCTGAACCGCAAACCTGTTTAGCTCTCGTGCGTAGTGTGGCAACCCCTCACCGCTGTTCTCATAATAGTGTACCACACGAATCTCATTCTTGTATAGCTGAACAAACCAAATAGTTGTAGCGTCATCCATACCTAAGTCCCACGCGGTGTGCACTGGTAACAATGGGTCTGGACTCAATACGTCAAGAATCTGTTTGCTCTTATACAACTTACTAATATAGCTTCCGTAGTAACTCCCCTCGACAGGCGTCTTGAACGAACACATATACTCCGACTGGAATCGTGCCTCGTTGTTTAACTCATCGCGAGCCTTACGTATCTCATCCGCAGGAATCGCCTTGGTCTCCTTGACCGACAGGTGACTGCTGTACCAAGAACCGTCAGACTGAGCCTTTAGCAAAATTTTATAAAAATGATTTTCGCCACGAGGTGTTCCATTAAACAACGCCCAACCACCGTTCTCCGCTAAAATTGGATTGATCAACTGCCACGCGGATGGATCAGAGATACTATACTCAGAGAATACAACGCCGACTGGGTTCGCACCAACCATCTTATCAGGGTCATCTGATCCCATTAGCTGAATCACAGAACCGTTGCTCAGGTGAATCCGCATCTCCTGTTCACTCTTACGTTCAACAATCTCCTTGGGGAAGTAGTCAATAAACTTCTTGCCCTCACCTGTCATGCCGTTCCACACAATACGACGCGCCTGATTACCGTACGGCAAAACGTACCAGTATGTACCCACGCGCTGTAGCGCCTTGATCGCCACAATATTTACGCAGGTCAAATCCTTACCCGCACGACGATGCCACGCAACTACTGCACGTAGTCCACGCTTGGCTTGTGTCATATACTTAAGTAGTGGCAGCTGATAATGTCTCGGCTGCCATCCCTGTGCAGGAACCTGTACGTCCATATTAAAACTCCTCGTTGTCGTCGTCTTCTACTTCCTCTTCGTCCCAGTCTACTTCGAAATCTATTGCAACATCTGTGCCGTAGCTAACTATGTCTGCGTGGGCTTCGTGTAGAAGCATCTTACCTATCATATCGTTGTTAAACCTGTAATCAATACAGCCAGTCTCTTCATCCAATACAACCAACACGTAGTTTGTGTAGTGCTCTGATACAACCGACTTTACCTCATCAAGTGTCATGTTTCTCTTCTTCGCTTAAAAACTCTTCGTATTCATCTTCTTCATCTACTATCTCCGCCTCAACCGTCTTGGCAAGCTCAGATTTAGAAACCTTTGAATAATCTACTGTTAGTATCTTCATCTCACCTGACAGTGTACCCTGCACGTCGACACTCTTTAACTTAGGTTGGGTGAAGCTAGCAAGCTCTTTCCAGATAGATATCTTGTCCTTCTTCGCAACATCGGGATCATCGGTATACTGCATCAACTCCTCGATGGGATTAATGCCCCGTTCGGCAAACATAGCCAACAATGCCTTACGCTGCTCAGCAGGCGTCGGTGCTTTGCTCATTGTTTCGAGGAACTGTTGCTTGATACTGAGGTCCTTTTCGACATTAGCCAGTTTACCCTGCGCTTCCTTCATGTCCTTCTCTGCTTTCATGCGTGTTCGGTGGCAACGACTGCGCTTGGCTGACTGTTGCTTAGTTACCTGTTTCGGTTTTCCCGCCTCGTAGGTTCGACGGTCCGCTTTTTTCTTAGCTTGTTTGGTGGGCACTGTCAAAAGTAATGAGCATGTGCCTATGGTTTGTCAAGCAGACAGACACCTATGACACCTAGTAGACACTCAAAAAAGAGGGGGTGTCTGCTATTAACATATAAGGTAATCAAGGACTTACGAAGAGATAGACACTTTTGACACCTACGGAGAGCATTTCAAAAAGAATTTCTTAATAGGGTAAAAAAAGTGTCTTTCGTGTCTGTCGTTCCATAAGTTGTTGATAATCCTTAAGGTTAACAACAGACACCTAGTTTNAAAAAGTGTCTGTGTGCTGTCTATTGCGTCTGTCAAATGTAAAAAAGAACCTATAGTACTGAACCTTTGTTTACCTAAACTCTCAAAAACTAGAAAATTTATACGCAGGTAGGGACCCCTTGTGATTCTCTCAGCCTTTTCCCCCTAGTGCCCCCCCCAAACGTCAATTTCGATCCCCGATCCCTAGATTCTAGTGCCTCACGGTCCTTTGAACCCTGCTCCAAGCTCCAATAAACCTAGTCTCTATGCACCTCCTGAAACCCCAGCCAGCGAAGCACCTATCCA